GATGCCATATTCTGAGCATTGATACCAACAGAGGGTAAATTAGTATTTGCTCCAAGCAAAGAAGAAGTACCAACAAAAAATGGATTGGTAAACGTAACAGCCTTTGCTCCTGCTCCACTTGCAATAACATTACCTTGTTCTGTTCTTCTCTGTAAAGATGCTGTATAGCCTAGTTGAGAAACTCTAATGTCCTGTGCAGTATCATTACTTGTAAGTTTTGCTCTGAATTGAAATCCTCTACCTTTATAAGTTCCGTTAGCGAAAGTTTGAAAATCAGAATAAGTAGGAGATCCAGACGGATCATCTTGTGTAACTCTTACTAACATTTCAGCGTTAACCTCTGTAGCTGTAAGCCCATCAAAATCTGTAATATCATCAATTAAACCTCTAGAGTCAAACAGATCTGACGGATAAAAACCTTCTGTTAGGAAGTGACGTTTAAGATCAAGACTAAATACACCACCTAAATCTAAAGTATCTCCACCAGCAGTTCCACCAAAATCATAAGTACCCTCTGGTACTATTCCACCAAAATCATCTAATGAACCAACAGTATCGAAATCTGTAATATCATCAAAATTTCCTCCTCCAGCTAAATTTAAGTTATTGTTGGTGGAATCAAAAGAAATATTAGTCTTTGTTCCTTGAAATTTTGGATTATCTAAATCTTCTCTTCTTGTTTGCGTAACAAGTGGAGCTAAATTATCTGGTAATTCAAGAATTACACTCGTTTCTCCTGCACAAAATCTACCGCCATCATCTTGAAATTTTAAAATGTACTCGCCTTCCAGATATGGAACTTCCGCAGATGTAGTAGCACCACTAAGAGCTTGAATTAAGTCAGTACTATTAGTAAATGTGCCATTACCATTAGTCAGAGGAGAATGTCTGACATACACCCTTCCCCCATGAGTAACATCTAAATCTGTAGAACGATTCCAACGTAATCTTACTAATTTTTCATTTATTGGTTCGGCTGATAATCCAGTTACATTTGATGGTAATGCAGTTTTACCAACAGCATTGAAAGTTAAATCAGCAGAGGTCGCACTTGTTTGTAATGCAGCATTGTAACTAAATACTTGAAACTCATATGTTCCAATATCAGTATTAAATATCTCAAAATCAGGAGAAGATACTGTAGTAGAAATAAAGTTTCCATTATTGAATCTATAGTTAACCTGATATTGCGTAACACCAACAATAGGTTGCCAGCTAACAATAAGTTTAGATACTGCCTGATTATTTATCTCGACTATCTTTTCTTCAGCCTGTAAAGCAGCAGGAGGATCTTTTGGAAGATTTAGTATTGATACTGTTCTTGTTGGCAAGGTCGCACCATCTTCAATAAATGCGTATTTTTCATTTACATAAGATAAAGCTGTAATCGCATAATTTATTCCATCAGATTCTTCTACTGTTATTACTCTGAACTTTTGAGCTTGAACTGTATCATTTTGCAGTAACCAAACTGTATTAGCATTTGGAGTCTGAGAAAAAGCAGAAGATACTGTTATAACTGCACCTGAGACACTTGATACTGACTTACTTTCAACAGTTCCATCAGGCAATACAACACTTAATGTTGGATTATTTGTTGTAGGTAGATCGGTTGCAGCAGAATCATCTACTGTTATTTGAGTTGTTGTCGCAGAACTTACTCTTCCACCTCTTCTTAATCCAGAACGAACAGGATCAGCTATATCTATAACAGCACCAGGTCTAACAACAACACCAGAATCTATAGAAGTTGCAAATGCCACAACTTCACTTTCGTTTTGTTCAGCAAATAAAATAGCTTTTGCTAATCTTCTAGCTTGTCCTCTTGATGTGCAAGCAAAGCCTTTTACTTGCTTGATAATTACCCCAAACTTAGCTATCGAAGCAGTATCTTCATAAACCTCATAATCTATCTCTCTACTATCCATATTGAAGTAAGAAACAGAAATAACAGTATTTCTTGTCTTTAGTCCACTTCCTGAGTAACTAAATCCCTCTTCAGTTACATTCGCAAGATTAAACAAATAGCTTGCATCTTTTGGGCTATCTTGTGCAAGTTGAATACTACCAGCTGACCATATTGGCATACACCTCATTACACCTGCTAATTCATTTATCAAATCAAACGCTTCACTTGATGATTGAATATTTACATTGCAACTGAATCTAGCTTCCTGTCCTCCAAATCCATCATCAACAAGAGTATTAGCAAACTTACTAGCAGTAACAAAAGAAAAGAGATCAAGAGAACTATCAGTTATATGATTGCCAAATCCATATCTAGTATCTGTAAGAAGATCAAGTAACACCATCGCAGGGCATGAGCACCATTGAGCAGCACCCATTACTCCATTAAAAATGTATCCATCAGGATAAACAATACGACCAGTTGTACTATCAACAGTAGGAGTTCCAGAACTATTTGCACCAGCACCAGGAATCCTTACTTTTATTCCTCTAATACGATACTTTCTGCTAGGTATTGATTGAAATTGCATAGAGTCCAATCGAACAGAAGCATAAGCACTATTGGCATAAGTATTAGAATCATCAATTATTTCAGCAAAACTTGTCCATTGAAATGCGTCTTGTAAACTTGAATCTGAGCTATCAGCAGTAACTCTGGTAACTCTTATGTCAACAGGAAAAGCACCTGTAAAGTTTATTCTGTAATCTCTTTGGTACGCATCAGCAGTTCTTCCTGTAATAGTGTCAGAGATGACATCAGTAAAACCACCAGAATTGTATTGAACAGCAATTTTTAAAGAGACAGATGAACCAAGTAAATCTCCTTTATCTGTTGCTTTTTGTATTTGAGGAAAAGTTATTGTGATGTTTGCAGCATCAACATTTGAATTTGTGATCTGTCTAGTAACTGGAGTTGATTGACTAACAGTAACTCCTACTGCTGTGATAGAAGAACTACTTTCAATGCCTTCAACTTTTGTTTGACCTGACGTACCAAAACGGGGGTTAAATGTTACATCTTGAAAGTTAAAATCAGTTGTAGCTGGAGAGGCAGAATTAGCTGTTGCTTTTAAAACAGGAGTATCATTTAAAAACACATCCTTTAATGCAGCATTATTATATGCAGATGTTCCTTGTGTTCGACCTTCTTTTGAAGCCGTAGCAAAACCCTCTATCTCTCCTTCAGAAATGAGATCAAGGAAAGTAGCAAACTGTCTACTGTGTAAAGTATCAGGTGTTCTTGTTGGTTGAGGGGGAGGTGGAGGACTTCTTCTGCCTCCAGAACCTTGAATAACTTTAGGTTTTGTCATGCTTGCACCTGCTGAGTATCAATAGCACCACTTATAACAACTGATCCTGTTATTATTTCTCCGTAAACTATTGGAACTGGAGTACCTGCTCTTGATGTATTTTGCGTTCCAGAAAAACTAAATGATAACTGTGGATCTTGCTCTGATTTAAATTCTTTTGGTTTAGGTAAAGGAAATAACATTTCACTTACACCTTGTAATGCTAAACCAACTCCTAAATACACCATAGTTTTTCCTAAAAAACCTCCAGTTAAACCACTCGTAAGATTAAAACCTGTTACTGCCATACTACCTGGTAAAAAGAAAGCACCTGCAATAAGAGCAGCACCTAACAATACTTTTCCTAGGCCACCTCTACCAGCACCACTAATAACAGGAACGATATGTATATCTTCCTGTCCTATTGGGTGGTGTATTTCTTCTTTATCTACTGCATAATTACCAACTTTTACCTGATAATATTGAGGGTTCATATATTTTTCTACTTGCGGAAAATTATTTACAAGAAAACTAACTGCTTTTGCAAGACTATCTACTTTTATTTCAAACTCTTTATGCCCTACAAACTCTGCAAGCTCTCCATATAGCTTTAACTTACGCAACATAACGATACCTACCTCCTGTGCATTTTAACAACCATTGAGAATAAGGCTCTCTACAAGATAGTCTATCGGTTAAATGATGTAAAACATCCCCATCTAAAAAAATAGCTACATGATTTAAACCAGGAGATCCAATAGACATCAATAAAGCATCGCCATTCATTGTTTTCTCATCTGGTCTTAACTCTCTAAAACCTGTTCTCCATGCACAGTTTTCAAACAAGGGATTAAGAATAAACTCTTCTGGTGTTATAGGTCTATCCCAATCTTTCAGTTCAATATTTTTTTCTTCTTTATACCAATCTCTTACCAAAGACCAACAATCGGTAACACCCCATACCCAAGGTCTACCAAGTAAGGGAGGTTTATATCCGCATGGTTCATAATATCCCCATTTTTCTGTTTTAGGATTAACAATATGCCAAGGAAGATTACTGCGTTCACAAGCAATTTGATCTGCCTGACTAGCAACAGGAGGTGTTACAGGATGACTATGAACAATAGCTGTTATCTCTCCTAAATTATCTGCCTTTACATAATCCTCTGGATCTAAAATAAAACATTGATGATCTGTCATTGAAAGATTTCGACAAGGATAATATCTTTCTTTTCCTCGAATATTTAACAATAAACCACAAGACTCTTTAGGATCTTGGTTTTTCGCATGAATAAGTGCTTCTTCTTTCCAATTCATGCTATAAACGTACCAATAGAAGGAAACTCTGTTCTAGTACATTGTCTTTTAGGAGCACGAATACCAGCAAGATCAAATACTGCTGCAAGTTCAAAAGTAACAACTTCTCTATTTTCTGCTGATTTTCTATCAATTTTATATATTTCCTGCGGAAACTCTGCTGTAGGATCTGGTGTACCTAATGGATTTACCTGTTGAGTTGTGGTTGTCGTTGTTTCTTGAGTCGTTGTATTTGGATCGTTCATTGTAATCGTATTACCCATACCATTTCCATGAACTGTGCAATAGTATCTCAAATCATTTGGAGCAGTTGGATATGCTGGCTGATAAGTTACAGTAGCTCCTGCGTTTCCAGCAGTTCCGACTACAGTTGTTGTCTGTGATCCTCCAGCATCAGATTTTATTGCTAGAGGGTGTCCACTATTAGAAGAATCTGATTGGTCGAAAATATAAGTAGATCCTCTTTTCATTGTAATAACAGGATTGTTTACACCATTAATTCTAAAAATATTTCCGCTTCCAGGATTATGAACAGTAACAGTATAAGTTACAGTTTCGGCATCAGCAGGGTCAGCAATTGTTGTTGTAGTTGTTGTACTGGTTGTCGTTACAGGAAAATTAACAGCATCAAGATAACGTGCCAATGTTCTAATCCTCGTTACAGTAGCTCCCGTTAAATCATTTCCTGTTGTTACCTGATTTACATTTAACAAAATAGCTGTAATAGTTCCAAGGGCATTACTTATAGTTAAAGTAGGTCTAGGAAGTTGACCTTTTTGAAAAGCAAAACCTTCTGCCTGTATTGGCATTTTTAAATATTGATTGCCAGCCCAGATAATATCTCCATTGGCATTTAAACTTGTTCCGTTATGAAATCTGTAAGTCTGAGCAGAACCATGCAAAGTTGCATCAGTAGTTAGTGTAAATAATTCAATTATTGCTGAAGGATTGATCTTTTGTAGATCAGTAATAATCGGAGCAGTACTCATGGTTCAAATACTTCTCTAAATGTTGCCTGTATTGTAGCTCTATTGTTATATGGTATTGATTTGTTCCAAGTTTCACAGACAAATTTCTGTGCAGCAGTTTCTCCAGGTGCTTCAAAATCAAAACTTTCTCTATCTAAAGCTCTAGCATCTAAAAATGTTTCTATAGTATCTGCCTCTGTTTCTGAAACATTAAACGTAAAATTATAAACTTTTGGATTTTGATGCTCTGCTAATCCAAATAGTATTCTGTGTTCAAAGCCATCAGCGAAACGAATCGTTCTAGTATTTGGTGCGGATCTTTTTTGTTGTCCGTATGTAGGTTTTATTGAAGGAAACGTAGCCATTATGCAAGCATACCTCCTGGTCGTTTTTGTTTAATTAATTCTGATTGTATAGCAACTGAAATCATCCGACCAAGTTCTCTACCTTGTTCTTCATCTCCTTCAACAGAAGAACCAGAAGCATCTACATTTACTACGATATTTGTTGAACCACCAAGATCAGAATTAGGAACTATACGACCACCTGCATTTGGTACAAACATTTCTGCACCACGTTCTCCCACCATATAACTTTTACCAGCATTTACTACTCCTCCATTTGCTCTCATAAAAGTAAAACGTGATACCTGTTGATCGGGAGTTAAAGCTGGGGTTGCACTTACTGGACTTCTAGTAAAATTATTGCCAAACATACCGCTAAATAATCCCAAAAATCCTTGTCTTATTTGTGCAGCCATCATCTGTGCAGCCATATCCAAGAAATGATCTGCTATACGCATAAACATATTTCTGAACGCATCTCCTACACTCATTGTTCCTCTTATTATTCCTTTAAAAGATTCTTGGAAAGATGCACCAAGTACCTTAGATACTTCAATTACTTGAAACTGTGCACTATTTAATCTTCTTATTTCACTATTTACATCTTGTAAACCTTTTTGTATTGAAAATGAAGCTTCTTCATTTGCAATCCTTATTTCATCTTGTAAAATTTTAATGCGTGTAAATTTGTTTATAAGTTCAGCATTTTCTGTGTTTATTTCTTTTAATTGTTCTTGTTCTCTTTGTAATACTGCTGCTCTTTTTCGACCACCTACTCCCTGTCCAAAACCTTCTGTATCTAATTGTTTCTGTTTATCTAAAGTATCTGTAAGAACATCATTTATAGTTGCTTCAACTCCTCTTCTTTGAATTGACAAGACAAGTCTAAGCTCCTCTTCTAATGTCAAATCTTTATTAATTTTTCTTATAGCTGATAAAGCAGATTCAACTGTATTTGCTTGTGTGAGAGCATCAAATTTACCAAAATCTCCACCAAACTTCTTTGCAATTAATACTGCATCATTTCCAAATCGTTTGAACTCTTGTAATGCTTTTACTGCTTCTTCTTTTGTAATACCTAAAGCCTTACCTAATTGTCTTACCTGTGATCCACTAATATTTGAGCTTATACCCATTCTTTCCATTTCTTTATTTAGTTCTCTAATAGATTTTCTAAAATCAAGAGTCTGTTGTATCTGTTGAGCTATTGCAGTACCAGCTATAGATAAACCAAAACCAAAACCTCCACCTAAAGCACCACCCAAAGCACCACCAAGACCACCACCTATAGCACCTATAGGACCTTGACCAAATAACAAAGGAAAACCACCACCAATAAGAGCATTACTAGCAGCACCTCTAAATCTTTGTCCTCTTGTAGCAGCAAAACTACCTCCCGGAGCAAACTGATTTCTTATAAGAGAACCAATACCAGGTCTACTTACTGTAGCAGCGGCATTAGCAGTGATTTGATCTGCTCTTTGGCTAAATGCTCTAAATCCTCCCATGCTAGGATTAACATTACCAAACTGATTTTGTCTGAATATTCTTGTTCGTGTTGTAATTTCTTCTTTTAAAATTTTTCTGCGTGTTGCATTTAACTTTTCTTCTTTTTTAATTAATCTTTCTCTTATTTGTGCTACTTCTTTTTCAGTTTTTTTTCTGTTAGCATTTTGTGTTGCTAAATCTTTTTTTAATTTTTCTTCTATATTTACACTCTGACCAGTTAATTTCATATCTCTCTGATCCATTCTTGCCAATGCTTCTTGTAACGCTTGTTCCTCTGCAAGAATTTGCCTTGATCTTTCTGATGCACCACCTTTTGGAGTTACACTTTGTCCGAATAAACTTTGTCCTGGCAATATTGAAGATCGCTGACCTTTTAAAGTAATACTTTGTAAAACCCTTTCACGTTCTTGATATTCTTTATTTAATTCTTTTTCTATTGATACTAATTGTCTTGCAGCAGCAAATTGTTGTTGTGAACCTGTAGCAGCAGCATTAAAATTTTTTGTTGCTTCTGATAATACTTTATTTAAATTATCAAAACTTCTAACAAGTAAGGTTTGATCTTTTGCAGCAGATTTTAATCTTTTAGCAAAGGCATCTATATTTGTACTTGTAGCTTTAACTTCTCTATTGAAAGAAGTTAATTGTTTAGCACCTTTTAAAGCAACAGCAATATCTACATTATAATTAGCCACTTGCTATAAAAATTAAAACATTTTCTCTATATTACCTTCTTTTGCCTCGTAAAGCACTAGCTTTCTGTGCTTGTTCTTGTTGTTTTTTATATTCATCATTTTCAATCTCGTTATAAGCAGCCCAACCTATCATTTCTTCAATAGTTAAAGTTTCACATAACTCAGCTACAGTTTTATGTAATGTCTTAGCTAAAGAAAATAAAAACTGCCAATCTTTATTAGCTTTTCAAATCGGCTTTAGCCTCTTTTACCTCCTTATCAGCACCA